TTTGTATAAAGAAGTTTGGCTTTCTCTTTGCAGTTTCAAATGTTGCAACTGTTATTACTATTGCACCCAATATGAATACATGAGCAACTGCAGTTATACCAAACATCCACATACTACCAAAATACATAGAGAATGCAATACACCACATCCATGCTAACACCTGCATAACCATATGCCTCGTATTTAGGTCAGGTATGTGTCGTAATGGATTGTGTTTATAGTTCATGACAGATTGCCATGTATCATGTATTAATTTAATCATGTGTCCACTCCTCTTGTTTACAAAACAAATCTATACCAAAGTCATAACCTTGATTATAATAATGGTGTGATTTTTTCTCATCTCTTGTGCCATGTATCATGGCATCTGTAACACCATCTTTGAATGCATTTAAAATTTCATTAACTGATAATTGTCCTACAGAACCATGCCTATCTATAAAAGAACTAGGTATTTTATCAGTTGATAATTGGTCTCGTTCTACACTCATGATATATTCTCCTTTCCATAAATAACTTCTTCAAAGTGTCTGATAAGCATATCTAAACTTTCACAAGCACCTTTATATTCTGCACGAGAGTGACTATCGTTACCCTCGTAAAAATCATTTTTAATATCTGTAGCTACATTTTTAATTCTTTTTAATGTAATTACATTTTGAATGTATTTATCACTCATGATAATAACTCCTTTGCTACTTGAAATACTGCATATGCATACAATATTATTATTATTAATTTTAATGTCTTGTTGAATGAATCATCAGATGCCTTTACCCAATGTGGATACTCTTTCTTAGACATCACGATACCTTTATGGCTATGTAAATGCATAGTCCTATGATAACAAGTTTACCATAGTCAAGGTCATACTTTGTACCCTCTCCATATCTCTTGTTAAAGTCTATGTTTAACCAATCTATTATTCTACCCCACATAATTATTCTCCTTTCTTTGTATCTATATAAATTCTCATGCAGGATGACTCACTTAAATTTTGTCCATAAGCAGTTCTTCCTTGTCCCTTGAGTTCATCCTTGATGTGCTGACCCTTTACTCTCAATATATATGATTCCCTATTAAGATACTTCTTACAAGTATCCACAAACTCTTGTCCCTCAGTATCGTTAGGTATCTCAGAGAATACATATCTCCATCCTTGAGTGTAACAATCTCTAGCATATGCCTTTCTCCATCTTTGTTCTTCCTTAGATAACTTATTTATTAGTTCTTCTTTTTCTTCTAGTTGTTCTTTTAAACTTTCTAGTTGATTAGATAAACTAACACCTTCATCAAGAGCCTCATCTTTTTCTTTTCGTAATTCTTCAAGAGTATAGTCTTTAGGTTTAACTTCGAGTTTTTTTTCTTCAATGATATCATTTAAAGTTTTTACTTCACTCCTTAAACCATCAATTATTTTTTCTTGGTAAAGTAGCTGAGTATCTTTCTTTTCTAAGGCATCACTTATTTTAATTATATTTTTAACTAATTTTTTAACTTGCATTGTTATTTCTCCTATTAAGTTCTTGGTTAAATGCTTGTTGGAATCCACTATAACCATCAAAGCATGATACAATGGATTCAAATTCATGTAAAGGTAAATCTTTAATTATATGACTAATCGTAGGAATATTAAATCCATTTCCTAACATTTTATATCGTTGTGTCTTTGATACATGATTAGTATAATTGTCAGGTAAACCTTGTAATCTTTCGCATTCTAATGGTGTTAACTTTCTCCATGTCATACCTTTTACAATCACATTATCTTTTTGTACTGTTGTTAAACAATTTGTTTTACCATCTTGTCTAACCTCTATTTGTGTTGTAAATGGTAAGTCTAGTTGATTATCTTTTCTTGTACCATTTTCATCTAATCTTCTATTGACAATACGACCACCTTTAGTTGAATAAGTAGCAACCTTAGGTTCTCTATTACCACCTTGCATTGTTAATAGTGTAGGTGATTTTCCCTCTTGGTGGTATACTCTCTTGGCTTGTTCATGTTTATAGTGTGCATACTCTTCAGCATGACCTACTTCAATACAACCTACCATAGTTCGTTGTTTTCTTTGTATGCTATTCCACCAAACTGCACCATTGTATGTAGCAGTAAGACAATGTGATTTACCATTGGCATTGGTCATCTCTTTACAAGCTATACCATCTTCTTCTAGTATGTCTTGTAAGATTATATTTTTATCTTGTATATCACAATCTATAGGAAAGTTTGTCCAATATAATCTCTTTCTATTTTGTGCAGTAAATAGACTAGAGTTTAACATCAATGGTTGTACACCTAGATAACTAGATATTACATCTTGATATTCTTTTTTCATTATAACATTTTCTAGTAGAAAGTATTTAGGTTTAAGTTTATCTCTTAATCTAACAAACTCAAAAAACAATTTACTTCTTTCGTCAGCAAAGTTTAGTTGTTTTCCTGCAAAACTAAATCCTTGACATGGACTACCACCTACTAATATGTCAGTTGATTGTTGCCATTGATATGGTTGTATGTCTTGTATATCTCCTAACTGTATTGTGTTAGGAAAGTTTGCTTGTGTTACCTTGATAGGATATTTATCAATCTCACTAGCATAGTATTTTACATTGTGTTGCATTGTAGTTTCTCCTAGTTATATAAATATAATACATTGTTTTATCTTGTTGTCAACTAAAACAACCAAGAACTTCTTGTAATTAATATGTGTAATATTTCTCCAAACAATATTAATCCTATTATTATTTCCATTATTTAATATCCATTAAAGCAGTTGTCTTCATACAACCTATTTGAATTATTTCAAATTTAGTTATACGAGGTTGAAATTTTTCATATACATCTCTATCTAAGTCAGATTTATTATCAATATAAAACTGATTACATTCTTGTTCTGTCTTAAAGTAATGAGAAGATAAGACACCTTGTAAAGTTCTAGTGTCTGTCATTAGTAATACATATAATACCCAAGTCATTTTTTATTCTCCTAGTTTTAGTTGTATAATTAAGCTATCTTATTTTTATATTCTTTTATATCCTTTTCAAAAGTCTTAATACTTTGTGATAATTCCATAGTTAAATCTAATCCATCAAGTACACCTTGATATCTTTCCTCACTTACCTTTCCAAATATACCACAATGTCTTATGTATAGTCTTCTAAGTAATTCTACTTTAATTAAATGTGAGCTTGGCTTAGTCATTTTCATTACTCCTTATTTACTATTGCCTCTTCAATATCTATTTGTAATTCCTTTAGTTCTTCTAAAGTGAATACATCTCTAATCAAAAACTTTGTATTAAATAATTGATTTTTCCAATAAATTTTTGCATCTTCATTTGTCATTTCATATACCTTTCTATTTGTTTATATAAGTAGTCTAAGCTATTTTCATTGGCTTGGTATCTTATACCTATGCCACCTTTAGCTATCCATTTTTCTATGTTTTTTGGTTTATCATCTATTAGAATGTTAGCCTTGCCTTTATATGTTGCATACTTTTCTTTTCTACCTACGAAGATTGCATCAGTAGGTGTATACTTATGTTTAGCTAACCAATACCTTTTCCAAAATTCTGAGTTATTATTGTCGTATCTTAAAGGCGAAGATAAGATATTCCAATCTCCATCTGTTATTTTATTTATATAACTAATTAGAGTATCACTTGTTTTGAACTTTGGTATGTGTCCAAAAAAGTTAGTTCCTTTTAAGTCTGATACTGATTGCTCCATATCTATTTCTTTCCAATGTTTTACATTGTATCTTTCTTCTATTGCCTTGAAGAAGTCAGCTATCACTCCATCCATATCTAAGTAGATTTTTGTTTTTAGTTTTTTCATTTTGTGTCCTTTCTTATTTAGTTATATAAGTAATAGCATGAGATTTAAGTATTGTCAAGAAGAAAAAGTGTTGCAAAAATGCAACACCTTTCTATTGTTGTTAGGCTACTTCTAATTCCTTGAACTCTTTAGAACTAATCCATTTAGATACTTCTTGTTCTCTATTCCACATAGATATGCTTTCAGTATCATTGCCCATCTCTTTTAGTTTAAATCCATTCCTTTCGTCAGCATAGCTTGAATAGTTAGTAAATGCTGAATATAAAGAGAATAAATTGTTACCTCTATTGCTCACTTCATTTAGATATAAGCTATTCATTTTATCAGCTTTTCTATCTGACTTAACAATTTTAGCAATAATATCTTTTACTTCAACACCATCTAAAGTAATTTTTGCCCAAGCATTCAGCCTTTTAGATTGCTCATAGAAGTTATGTTTAGCATTTTGTACTTCATCAGCAAATACATCTATATTAAATCTTGAAGTATTTTTTCTTCTAACTTTGTCATATTCTCCACTAATCTGACCATTAGTACAAAAGAAATCTATTGCTCCAAAATATACTTGATTGCTCATACTACCATCAACACCATGTAAAGCTATAATTCTTTCAGCTATTGTTGTTTCATGTACATCAGTTTGTATTTTAGTTGTAACATTAGGCAAGGTAATATCAGCAATTATAACTGCATTATCTTTAGCAGTTGATACTTTTACTTTTGCATCAGCTAATTCTAATGGTGTTCTATTTGCTTTTATAACTCCCTCTACTGCATCAATAAAATTACTATGTGATGTAGTCTTAAAACTATTTCCTACTATTCCAATAGGTTTATCAGTTAAGGTGTTGATAACATATTTTTTACTTGCTAATCTTGTTTTTTCATAGTCAATATCAAATAATAAGTTATCATCTAATTGTATTAATTTTTGTGTATCTAGCATTTTATTTTTCTCCATTGTTATTGTTTAATTGTATAACTAACACACTAAAATAAATCAATGTGTTAGTCAATAAGTTTTTTTAGTATGGTAAAGTTAATTGTTTATCTTCTTCTTTATCCCAAAATCTAGCATCTTTTGGTAACTTGGTAAATCTTCCTAACTCATCTCTAAAATTATCTTGAATTAAGAAAATCCAATGTTTACAAATCTTACCTTTTTTTGTTTTAAAAGATAAACTTTTTACGTCTATGTTTTTTAATATTAATTGTTGCATTGTATTTTTCCTTTCATTTAGTTATACAATTATAATACATATATAAAATTAATTGTCAATAAACTTTTTTTATATAACTATTATTTTTTTCCATTCTTTTATATTCATATCTATATTTTTCAAAACCACCTAAAAAATATTTCATGTTGTATACTTTGTGATATTCTCTAGATTTTCTTACTTGTTGTCTTTTCATTTTCCAAAATCTTAATCTTTTTTTATCTCTTGATATAGTCATTTTTATATACTCCCTTTAATTTTTCCATACTACATTTAAAACAATATAACCTATTATTAAAAATATACATCTTATATATTATATCTTTTTTGTTACAAGTTATACAATTTATTTCATCTTTATTATCTATTATCAACATAATATTTTTGCTCTTTCTCTAAGTATTTGTTTAACTAAAACATAATCTTGATATTCATTTAAAGTCATTCCAATAGTGTTAACAGTACACCATTTATCTATAAAATTAGATAATAAAATAACATCATTTTTTAATTCTTTTATTTCAGCTTTTTGTTTAGCATTTAATTTTTTCATTGTTTTATTTCCTTCCTATTTATGCAAAATTAAATCATGAAAATTAAACATGATATAAAATAATAATCCCATAAAAAATAATGTTATAAGATAAAAACTTTTTTCACCATTAAATAAACCATAAGCAAAAGTTATGAATATTAATGATATAATTAAACCTATTATTATTATATATAATAGAGTTAATAATAAATGTTTAAGCATTGTTTTATTCCTTTCTATGATAGTAGTTAATTAAATATTGTGTATTCTTTTCCATGCTAACCATGTAATGGCTTGTAATTCATAGGCTTTTAAAACACTACCATTAACTTTTATTTTCTTACTTGCTTTTAAATATGCTTTTTGTATTTTTGCATATTCTAATTTTGTTATATTGGTTTTAGGTGTTGTTAATCCTTGTCTATCATTATAAAATATATTTCTTGCATGACCATCAATAGTTATTTCTGTTTCATCACCATTAATATTTTTATAAAATGATACAATTTTTTTACCATTTAAAATGGTTATTGTTTCTTCATAGCTTGGCATTGTTTCAAGTATCAGCCATGCTTTTTCTTTCATCTTGTTATATGTTGATACTTTAAAGCTTTCAATGGCATTACCATTTATAAAGGCATTAATCATGGTGTCAGCATTTTCTATATTTCTATCCCATTTATTATTAGGTGATAATCCTGCAATCACACCTATAACAATATGTATTGGAATATCATATTTTAAGGCAAGTTTTTTACTTTCAATATATGCTTTTTTATACCATGTTACACCATGTTTAATTTCTTCAGGTGTAGAAAGATTATATATATTAATTATGTTTTTTATTTGCATTGTTTTATTTTCCTTTCATCTAGTTATATAATTAATCTTTATTATGCAACAATACAAAATTAATTATACTGTTGCAAGATAAAAATTAATTTTCTTTTTTAAACTTTGTTATTAAAGTTAGATTTTTTGATTTTATATAAAATGTTTTATCTTCATAGGCATTATAGACTTTTACTTTTTGTGGTGTAAATCCAACAATTCTTCCTTTATTCGCAAATTCGCCTTTTTGATAATCCATATTAACATAATCATTAATATCTAATTTTGTTTTATAATAATCTAAATATTCCATTGTTTTTTTCCTTTCCTATTTAATTAATTTAAACCATTCGCAGAATTGTAACCAATTACAAAGCCAAGCAATTCATCTTTAGAATTAAACCTTTTTAAGTCTTCACAATGCTGATTATAACCAATATTAATAGAATATTTATTGAAAGTTATTCCATCTTCTTTTATTCTTTTAATATCCTTATAAGGAAAACCATGTTTCATAATATGATTTGTAAATATTTTGCATTGGTTCGCATAATAATATTTATTATTACAAGTTAATCTAAAATTAATATTTTCTTTGTTTAGTTTAAATTCTAAATCATTCCTTTCCTTTATTAAATCCATATCTAAAGTATTAAAATAATTATCTTCTAATATTTTTTTAATTTCATTTAATCTTTTTTGAGTTTTATTTAACATTGTTTTTTTCCTTTCATTGTTAGTTTTATTTGAGTTTAATAACTCTTGTACTACAGACATTTTATAATCTGTAGTAATAGAGTAATTAAATTATTTCATTAATATGTAATTTATGTTTTTGATATACCTTTTCTTCTAATGCTACTAATTTATTATAATAATTTTCTAAATTTGTTATTTCAGCTTTTTTAATTTTATCCTTAGGATATATAAAAGTATGTTCAGCTATTTGTATCATTTTATTATCTAATTCAATCGATATTGAACCAAGTTTTCTTAATAATTTTTTATTTAGTTTTTTATAATCCATTTTGTTATTTCCTTTTTAATAGTTAATTTTGTACATTAGATATTATTATAATTTAAATGTCAAACATTTTATTTATATAACTAAAATTTATTTTTGTATTATATAGTATTAATATATTAACCATACATTGTTTATTTTTTTTATACACACTTTTAAGCAATATAGATGTATATTTTAAAATCATTAGTTAAATAAACAATTTAAAAAGATAACTGATAATAAAACAGTTTAACAATTCAATTAAATCAATAGTTTATATAGTATTTTATAATATATTTTAGAATATTATCTAAATAAAGTATATTTTTTGCTAGAAAAGTCATATATAATTGTTTTTTTAGGGCATATGGGCATCAGCCATGCCCGGTAGTACAGATACGTGTACAGAGAAATACACAGAAGTGAAAAATCAAGTGTTAACCACTATATAAACTGACGATATGCCTACACATAGTTGCAAAAAAGTCACACTAAATGCACAAAAATAACTGCCACACTAAATTATTTCTTGACAGTATCCTAAAAATCCGGTATAATGATGTATAACTGGCTCACTGAGAGTGTACATATTAAGTGTATACATATAAAATATAAATACATTTAATATAAAAACACTTAAATGTAACAATTAAGTGGTTTCTTCTAAATATAAACTCTCGTACCTGAACAAAGTCCTTGACAATGACACGAAAATCAGTAAAACTATATACACCAGAGAATATGTTAGAAGCATTTTATGATGCTATCCGTAATAATAAGTTAAATAGTCTACACATCCCTCACAGTTCCGTGTTTTATGTACGTGCTGCGATAGAAGCAAAGACCGGTGAACGTTATACACTGAAGCACGTAGAAAATGCAATGAAAAAAGAGGGAATGTTAAAAGATGTATGAATTATTTGTATTGGCTTGTCTGATAGGCAGTCCAAATATGTGCGTAACACTAAAAGATTTGTATAGTCCACACGCAACCCATGATAAGTGTTTAGCAAGAGCTTATGAAATAGCACAAGGAATGCCAGTTCATATGCCGATGTACTTCCCCAAGAGTTATAAATGCCTAAACATGGAGACAGAAGGCGATAAGATAAAAACAACATGGCAACCAAACGTAAAAGAGGTGGACTAAAAGGTTTCACTCAAAAGAGTGGAGATATGCGACCCACAAAAAGTGGTGCAGGAATGACTGCAAAGGGAGTCGCTAAGTATAGAAGGCAAAATCCGGGTAGTAAATTAAAGACAGCAGTAACAGAAAAATCACCATCTAAAGCTAGAGCTAAAAGACGTAAGTCTTTCTGTGCAAGAAGTGCAGGTCAGATGAAAAAATTCCCTAAAGCTGCAAAGAATCCCAATAGCCGACTAAGACAAGCTAGAAGAAGATGGAGATGTTAATATGAAGTTGAAACAGCCAACAGCCAAACAGGTGGGACTAAAGAAATTACCGACACCTGTAAGAAATAAAATGGGATACATGAATAAAGGCTCACTCGCCACCAAGAAAAAAACTAAAGGTGGTAACAAAGGTGGAAAAGGAATACTTGTTGTTAGTATAGGTGTAGGTAAAATGACGAAGAAGAAACCTACAACTAAGAAGAAGACAACAAAGAAAACTAAAAGGAGAACATAGTGTCACAAATGAAACGAAAATTTAAGAAAAAAGAAGAAGAAAAAAGAAAATATAATACTTTGTTTTATCAATTTGCTGGTGAGAAAAGTAGAAGAGAATTTAAGAAAAAGGATGGCACGTGGTATGAAGTTAGGAAAGATGGCACATTAAAATCTCGCCCACCTGTTGCGACAATACTAGGAGCTTTGAATAAAGGACCTTCTCATCCAGCCATATACCTGCCCTCTGCTACTCAAAAAAGAAAAGATGCATCCTTAAGTATACTAGACACACTTAAGTCAGTTACAAAATCAACTAAAGGACAAGCTCAAGCAAGCACACTCACAGACTCAGATAAAAAAGGTAAGAAAACAAAAACAATACAGGAACTTCCTAAAAAGAGACCTGACAAAAAACTTAAAAAGTTAGAGACGAGAGATGTAAAAACTTTTGAAACAAAAGAAGCTAAACCTATAGAAAAGAAAAAAGACTCTGCTCCTACAACACCTAACTTAAAACCTTTTCAAGGTTCATATAATCAAGACACACAAAAACTTGTAAACATAAAGGGCAAAACTTTCGTTGCTCCAAAAAGTTATGAAAAACCTAAATCAAAAACAAATCCATCATTTAAAAGATTGTTGGATAAATTAGGTTTGAATAAAGGTTCTTATGTTGGTAAACCTAAAACAGGACACACTGACTATAGAAAATCTGGCTTATTTAAATAGGGAGAAATAATTATGCCAATGCACGGAAAAAAGAAATCCAAGATGATGAATCGTGGTGGTGCTGCTAAAAAGAAATCAAAAATGATGAACAGAGGTGGTGCTATGAAAAAGAAGTCCAAGATGATGGCTAGGGGTGGCAAAGTCAAAATGGCTTATGGTGGAATGAAAAAGTCCAAGATGATGGCTAGAGGTGGAGCAGCAAGACGTAAGTAATGTCTTACCTTATAAGTAACGTACCCCATTTCAAGTGCTGGGTACGTAAAGAGTTTACTTGTAATCACCAAAATTATCATGGTGAGTTTCTACACGCAATAGCATTTGCTGTCAATACCATACCTGACAGGTCACTGAGCTTTCAGGTAGTGTTTACAGGATGCACCGAAGAGAACAATGTTCATGGTGGTGCAATGTGGGCAAGGATGCCGATACAGGCACTCGTAGCTGACATACCTGTAGATGAATGGGCAGAGCCAATGGAAGACCATTTATGTCAACCTTGGGACTGTGAATCAAGACATCATAGTGTTATAGTCATGGATAGAGTAAGTTCCTCACCTTGGCTATGCAAAATAGACAATCAGTTCTTCACTGCTAGATATATGTTTACTGTAGATTATACAGACCATGAAATAGCAGATGACCCTGCACAACATAAACAATCTCATGTATTGTATTTGTTGGATGCAGGTGAGTGGACAGGTAACATTGTTGCATTACCAAATAACAGAGTGAGAGCAACAAGTCCTGCATTATGGGTAACAGGAGAGGGTGCTCCTGACTTCGCACCTTCACAGTGGTTACACTCAGCAGAGTCACACGAATCCTACTTAGACCCTTATACAACATTTAACAATCTATATTCAGATGGTGGCAAGACTACAAACAATAAGAAGAAAAATAAAAAGTAAACAAAAACTTGGTTTTTCTGAAAGAGCTAGAGCAGTGAATAAGGGATTGTTACCATCAAAGGCGAAAAAAAATGGCAGTAAAAAGAAAAAGCACAGTAAATAAAGCAGGTAACTATACTAAACCTGCTCTACGCAAAAGAATATTTAACAGAATAAAGGCAGGTGGCAAGGGTGGTGCTCCGGGACAATGGTCAGCACGTAAAGCTCAGATGATGGCTAAAGCCTATAAAAAAGCAGGTGGAGGCTATAGAGGATAATGCCACACTACACTAGACCATTAAAAAAAGTTATAGGCAAACTTAAAAAAGCATCTAAGGCTCATGCAGGACAGGCTAAAACTTTAACAAAAATAATGAAAGACCAAAAGAAAGGTTACAAGAAAGTTGTCAAAAAGAAAAAAACGTGACCCAAAAGTGGGTACCGGGAAGAAACCGAAGGGTTCAGGGAGACGTTTATACACGGATGAAAACCCTAAAGACACAGTTAGCATCAAGTTCGCCACCCCAACCGATGCAAGAAACACAGTTGCAAAAGTTAAAAAAATCAATAAGCCTTATGCGAGAAAGATACAGATACTTACTGTCGGTGAGCAAAGGGCAAAAGTGATGGGCAAGACTGAGGTTGTTGCCATATTTAAAAGAGCAAAAGAAAGTTTAAAGAAAGCACATGAACGAAAAAAGAAAAAGGTGTAAAACTTGTGAGTGTTACGATTGCGATTGTGAAGATTGTACCTGTGACTGCCACAAAGAGGAGGAAGACATAGAGGGTGTTCCTGTATAAATGATAGAGTTTCTTCTGATATTTATGATTGACAAACAAATCGTAAATCAGAGTCAAAGATTTAAGGACATTAATAGATGTCTTTATTTTGCAGAAAGACTGCATGACCAACCAGCAATACCAACAGAGGATGGAAGCAAACGTATAACTGCATATTGTAAACCTGTAAGGAAGTAGAATGTTAGCAGAATTAGCAGCTGCAAATGCTGCCTTCGGTGTAATAAAAAGTTTCATAAGCAACGGAAAAGAACTAGCTAGTTGTGGGAAACAAATCTCAGACTTTGTATTTGCAAAAGAGCAGATAGAAAAGAAGGCTAAAAAGCAGAGAGCCAAGGGTGTACGCACAAATGATTTAGAAGAGTTCATGGCTTTAGAAAAGATAAAGCAACAGGAAGAAGAACTCAAACAGATTATGATATATGCAGGTAGACCGGGATTATGGCAAGATTGGCAAAGGTTTCAGGCAGAGGCTAGAAAGTCAAGACGATACGCAGAGAAGATGGCTCAGAGAAGAAAAGAAGAGCTTCTTGAAATGATGGGTTACAGTATAGCATTCATAGCCTTACTAGCATTCGGAGGTATGATATTATACTTTGTAGGTAAATGGACAGGTAAATTATAATGGCACTTAAAAAATCACAGAGGTCTTTAGTTGCGTGGACAAAACAAAAATGGAGAACCAAATCAGGTAAACCTAGTACACAAGGGAAAAAGGCTACTGGTGAACGTTATCTACCTTCCGCAGCGATTAAGGCTCTTTCTCCCAGTGAATACGCAGCCTCTTCGGCTGCTAAACGAAAAGCGAAGAGAGCAGGTAAACAATTTTCTAAACAACCCAAAAAGGTTGCAAAGAAAACATCAAGATTTCGTAAATTCAGTTAAGGTAAAAGAAAAGCTAAGAGCAGAGAGATTAAAGGAAAAGATAGAAAATGATACAAGCACTAATAGGACCAATCGCAAATCTCGCAGGAACATGGTTTCAAAACAAACTAGAAAAAACAAAAGCAGAAGGTAAGGCAAAAGTAGCAGAAGCAAAAGCTAGAGCAACTGTGGCAGAGAAAGTAGCCTCAGGTAAAATAGAATGGGAAGGCAAAATGGCAGATGCTACAAATGAAAGCTGGAAAGACGAATTTGCCTTAGTTGTACTACTAGCACCTGCAATACTAGTCTTCATTCCCGGAATGAGAGAATATGTTCAAAGTGGTTTTGAGGTGTTGGCAACATTACCTGATTGGTATCAATACCTGTTATATATAGCCATATCTGCATCGTTTGGTATCAAAGGTGTAGGTCAGGCAGCAAAGATGTTGAAGAAGAAATGACATTAAAAGCCTTGACATTTTTGAAGATTTCTGCTATAATTAGTAAGATAGGAAACTATTTTTGGCACTTACACGTTAGAGAAATACGTAAACAGCAATACAAACAAGGACTCCGACCATGAACATAGATGTGTTAAGAAAAGAAATAGAAACTGATGAGGGATGTAAGTACGAAACTTACCATTGCAGTGAAGGTCATTTGACTGGGGGAATCGGACATTTGATTACTGAGTGGGATGAAGAAATATATGCAGGACCTATTGGCACACCTATATCTGAAGAACAAGTACAAGAGTGGTTTGAAAAAGATGTACAGACTGCTATAAATGATTGTCAAGATATATTTAATGATTTTGATTCTTTACCTGAAGACATACAACATGTATTAATAAATATGGCATTCCAACTTGGAGGTCCTCGTTTACGTAAATTTAAACTTATGATTGCTGCTGTAGAGGTGGAGGACTATCGTGAAATGGCTTTGCAGATGGAAGACAGTAGATGGTTTAAGCAGACAACAAACAGAGCACAACGTTTGATTGATAGAGTTGTGCGACAAGGTGTACCTATATGAGTGAAGAATTAAAATTTAGACAGTTTGCCAAAACTAAAGGATTTATTATTGAAGATGGTACAAAAAAAGGTTTTGGCAGTCTCATACCTTTAAGTAAGAAAGACCAAGCTGGAAATAAATATCAACTTAAAATTACTAATCCTAAAGGAATACCTACAAGTGTTCTTAGAGAAAAAATGATTGATATGTATAAGCGAGGTGTTATTAATGAAGAACAAAAAAAATATTATGATAAAGTACCTGTTAAGGCAAGAGTAGGACAAAAATCTGTAAGAGTAAAAAGTGTTGCCGAAGGAAAAAAGTTAGCTAAAAAATTATCTAAAATGTTTAAAGTTGGTGGGGGTTCTGATTTTCCAATTAAACTTCAACAAGGACCAGATTTAGTTAAAAAAAATAAAGGTGGATTATCCACAAAAAAATATGCAAACGCAGTGACTATGGTAAATAATTTAAGATGAAGAAAAGAGAACTAACAGAAAGACAAAAAAAGTTTCTAGAAGTTTTGTTTGACAAAGCTAATGGAGACCCTGTACAAGCAAAACTACTTGCAGGGTACTCAGAGCATTCTGCTACTTCTTCTATTGTTGCATCTATGAAAGACTC